CGAATGTGGTTCGACCCAGATCGCAGCGCGGCGCCGGACGGCCTGTACAGCATGATGGGAGGTATGTACTTTCCCTCGAACGTGGTGGATGCGGAGGGGAATCACAAGATCGTCGGTTACGCCATGATGGCCGGAATCCATAAGGACACGAAAACCCTCTACATATTCGACGAAACGGAATGGTACACCGTCGATCACATCCTGAGCAGCAGGGACGGCGGTATCGATCATGAGGGGCTTGTGAGCTGGATCAACAACATCTGGACGACGTACTACTGCAATACCTACGCCTGCCGGCAGTATGACGATCTGAAGTTTGGGAATGTTCTGGCGTTCTCCAAGTCGCGAATGGTCCAGCCAAAGCCGGTGTTCTTCGATGCAACCTGGGACGACCCGATTCAACCCATGTCGATCATTTACCGCTGGAATCAGCTCAACCGGATTAAATACTCCTCTTCCAGTATCATTTACGCGCAGCTTGCCGAACACCAGGCCGACAAGGATGCTGAGAGGCGGGAATTCCCAGCCGTCCATGCGTTGCGCTGCATGGCCGTTGTACTGGATCGGTTTTACACGAGATAAACAAGGAGTCTTAGAGTGGAATTGCGTGAACGTTACGAGCTTCGTTGCGGCGACTGTCTTGAGGAGATGAGTTTTATTGAGGATGGTTCGGTTGATATGGTGTTGGCCGATCCCCCGTATGGCACGACAGCTTGTAAGTGGGACAGTGTGATACCTTTGGAGCCGATGTGGGAGCACTTGAAGCGTGTGGCGAAGCCGAATGCGGCCATCGTGATGACTGCGGCACAGCCTTTCACCACGACGCTTATATCGTCGAATATGAAGATGTTTAAGTATTCTCTTGTTTGGGAGAAGTCTCGCCCGACAGGATTCCTACAGGCCAAGTTTATGCCGATGAAATCTCATGAGGATATCGTTGTCTTTGTTGGTAGTAGGAAGCCCACATATAACCCTCAGAAGACGACAGGGCATGTCCCGACGAGTTCTGCTCGTGGCCCAGGTCATTCACCTACGTTTGGAAAGAGTAAGGTTCGTGATTATGCCGGCGGTGATACTGACCGTTATCCAAAGTCTGTTCAGCGGTTCAAGTGTGAGCGTGGTCCTCACCCCACCCAGAAGCCCGTAGCCCTCATGGAGTACCTTATCAAGACATACACCAACGAAGGTGATACCGTGCTCGACTTCTCGATGGGAAGCGGCACAACGGGAGTAGCCTGCGGAAACCTAGGCCGGAAGTTCATCGGCATAGAGATGGACGACGGGTATTTCGGGATAGCGGAGCAGAGAATTGCCGAAGCCTATGTTCCTGACCTGTTCAGTCAAGATGTAGAATAGCTCTTTTGCTTGACATCTCCTGCGGCCCTGTGTACAATCATTGCATAGCAAATACACTGTAACTGCCAGACATGGAGATTCTACCAGATGGCCAGAACTGCAACTTCCAAGCCGGTTTCCCCCCTCGCTGAATACCTTCAAGACGTACTGTACCGACGTTGGTGTGATGACCGTCAAGAGCTCGTTCTCAAGTGGGAGCGGAACGATTGCACCATCCGGAGGTACCGCCAAAAGGATTGGAAGAAAGACGAAGGTACCGACTGGCGCGCGAACAACTTTATCGCGGTGGTCAAGCAGAAATGGCTTGCGGGTACCGGGCTCGTTCTCGACTTCATCCTCGAAGGTGGGCAACTGGGCTTTGGGATCAAGATGAGCACGCTCGGCCGGGTGCCGACTGAGGAAGAGATCGACGCGCACGGCGAGGCTATCCAGGATGCCGAACGAATCATTCGCACCCAGTTCGATATTGCTGCGATCGACAAGGAAACGATCAAGGCCGTAATGAGTGCCGGCAAGTACGGTATGGCCTGGGGCCATTACTACGTTGATGACTACACGATGCGCACGTATGAGCCTGTTCAGCAGGAATTTGATACTCCCGATCAGGCAAATCAGCGGTTTGAAGCCGTCACGAAGACGGTAGATACTCCGTTCGTTGAATGGGTGCCGGTCTGGGAGATGTTCTGGGACATGACTCAAGATGAGATCGCCGACATGGAAGGGCTGTGCCGGGAGCAGAACGTTACCGCCTACCAACTCCGCGAGATGGCGAAGCGCGGTGAAGGCTGGGACGAGAAAGAGATCGAGCGCGTTATCGAAGAAGCCGCCGGGACAGACTCCGAAGGTGAAAGCGACGACGACAACGTTGCACCTGGGCGCCGGTTCGTTCAGTACTCCTCCAGAACCATCAAATACCGCGAATTCTGGACCCGCGTACCGGTAAAGATCCTGGAAGAGCACCAGGAAAAGCAGACTGAGGAGGGTTTTGACCATCAGATGGCAATAACATCTGACCTCGAAGATTACGATGGGCATGAGGTTGACGTACTGGCCGTGATGGCGAACGGCGTTGTCGTCAGGTACATCGAATTGGAAGGCGAAGATGCCAAGCGCCGGCCGTTCTATCGCTTCCTCTGGGAGGATGATCTTGATGGGATTCCTGGCACGTCCGTCGCAGACAACGGCGAACAACTCCAAGAGGTACTGAATGGCGCGGTGAATGCGTTTCAGGACAATAAGCGGCTGGCGGGCGATGTCCAAGGTTTCTACAACCCACGGCTATTTCCTGAAGACGGCGACCTTGAGATCTCCCCCGGTAAGATGCGCCCAACGCTCGAAGCGGCCCAGAACCTCGAAGATGCTTTTCAGCAGCTTGTTATCGCTGACGTCGGAGAGTCGTATCTGCCGGTCATCGCGCTCGTTCGTGAGTTCCTGGACGAAGAGACGCACATTCCGCGTATCGCCCAGGGTGCCACGGGCTCCGTGCAGAAGACCGCGTTCGAAACTGAGCAGCTGGTTGAGAAGTCGGGCAAGTATATGGGCGGTGTCGTTCGAAACGTTGACAACGGCTGGACCAAACCGGCCGCGAACGACTTCTTCCGGTTCAACATGGCCGATCCCGATCAGACCGAGGGCAAAGGAAACTTTGTGGCCACGGCTACCGGGTTCTCTTCGTTCCAAGCTAAGGTTGTCCGTCAGAACAAGCTCATGCAGATGCTTCAGCTCGTGTTGGGCTCCGAAGAACTCCTAAGCATGAACAAGCTGATGAAGATCATGGAGGAACTACTCCGTGCGAATGACCTGGATCCTGATGAGTTCATGTATAACGAGCAGGAAACCGCAGAACGCGCGCAGCAGGCCCAGGAAGCGCAGCAGCCGGAGCAGCCCCAAGAGGATCCGGAAGCCGCCGAGCTCGACAAGCAGAAGACACAGGCGGAGATCGAGAAGACGAAGGTAGATACCCAGGTTGCACTGGCCGACCAAGCCAGACAGAATGAAGAGCTCAAGCTCAAGCAGTTGGAAGCAATGAAGCCTGCCGAAAAAGCAGAAACCAAATAGGAGCCACCAGCATGGCCGAAGAAACCACCGCCAATCCCCGCGTCCTGATCTACGACGTATCCCTGATCCGGTTCCCTGAGTTCCAGGAGGACTCCAGCGCACTGGGGAAAGAGATCGTCATCCGCCACCAGGCAGCACAAGACCGGCTGATCGACGTTGTATTCAAACAAGCCTTTGGCATCGACATGACCGAAGAAACCAATGCAGAGTGCAATTCAGTAACGGCCGGCGACGAGATCCTGATATCGTATAAGGGCCAAGTCTTCATTGCCATCGGCGAAATGGTTGAGGAGCAAGTCAACGTGAAGGACGACCGCCGCCTGAAAATCTACCTCGAATACAGGACGATGTAATGAACGCAGAGCAAGCCAAGATCAAGAAGCAGACAGCCACCGCTGAACTGTACGCCGAATGGACACGTCGCGTCATCAATCGCGCGGAAGACAAGATCGAAAAGCATGTCGCTGACGGGCATTGTGAACTTGATCTGAAATTTCCTCCATCGAAACCGAACGACGATACGTCACAGGAAGTCGCCCACCGGTTGCGCACCCATTTAGCCTCACAGGACGGCTATGACGTTGTACTCCACCAGAAGAAAGGGCACCTGGGTGTGATCGTCAAGATCTCCTGGTCCTGATCCATTGTGGTCTCAATTGCTTGACATCCGTTGATCACCTGCATACAATAGATGTACACAAGAAAGTGACAGAGGGAAGAAGTGGCAAAGCTTACTGAATACCAAAAAGAAGTACTTTCGAATGCTCAAAACCATGACATCTGGGGAATTCTCAAGATCGTTGTCGAGAATGAGATTGAACTAGTATCAAAGCAAATCGCTAATTCCCCCCGGCACTGTCCTGAAGATCTGACGAAGGACTTAACATGCCTGACGATCCGACGGCAAACGCTGGAATGGCTGCTTTCCCAGCCCGACCAGTCTCGTAAAGAACTCAAACGTTCAAACGAAGGAAGGTGACAACATGAGCGGATATCTCCCTTATGCGTTGAGAAAGCTTCTCAACATCAGTCACGTCTGGGGTAAAGTCCAGACCTTTCTGACTCCCGCAGGTAAGAAAGCCGCCGCTACCGTCGCATTCGTGATCGGTGCTGAAGCTGCTAACGTAATCAACGTTGGCCTTACCATCAAAGCAAACAACGGCGACGTCATCGCCTATCGTACCGGGATGCGCATGTATCTCAGTAGCGATGCCACTGGTGACACGCTCGAAGCCACCGCCCCTGATAGTATCGCTATCGGGACCAACGGTCTTTTCCTGCCGAATGGCAGTGATTCCGTGGTTGACGGTGTGCTCTATACGACCATTACCGGCCTGGCCGACCTCAACATCACTGAGGCGACTGGCGCGGATACCGTCTACCTGAACGTGGAAATCGGCGGGGTAGTCTATACCTCCGGCGCAATCACGTTCGCCGCATAGTGCGACCTCGGGGCGTCTAGTAAACCAGGCGCCCCGAGATAACCGACGAACAAGGAAAAGCCAAATGCCAGACGACTTGAGCGCAGAGCAAGAAGCTGAAGACATGACCGACGACCAGATGGAGAATCTCTTCAACGAAGACGAAGAGAATTCCGAAGACGACGCCGATACCGATGAAGGTACGGACGACGAATCTGGCGAAGAAGAGAACGACGACGAAGAAACCAGCGACGACGACAACGATTCTGATGATTCCGACGAAGAAGAGTCGGATGACGATGAAGACGAAGAGTCCGAAGAGGACGAAGACGACGATGACCATTCCGACGAGTCTGCAGCTGATCGCGTAAAGCGCATGGTGGCCGACAACAAGAAAGAGACTGAAGAGTCCGATACTGAATCCGAAGTTACCCGCCGGATGGCCGAGCGCGAGGCAGAGATTCGCGAAGAAGTCACCAAGGAATTGATGGGTGCCGAAGAGCTCACCATTGGCGACAGGAAAATCAACGTCACTGAACTCCGCGAAGAGTACGGTGAAGAGCTGGTTGACTTCATGACTGCCCTGGCCCTTCAAGCCGCCGGCACGACCACCACCGCTAAGGGTGAAGATTATGTAAGCCGCAAGGACTTCGATGCAATGCGGGCCGACCTGGCCGCAGAGAAGCACAACAGCGCACTCCAGTCCCGCCATTCAGACCTCAACATTTCTGCCATGCAGGCCGACGGGAAACATAAGTTCTGGGGCTGGCTCAACAAGCAGGACAAGGACGCCCAAGCCCTGTTCGACGGAAACACGATCGAGGGGCAATCCGCAGTTCTCGACATGTTCAAGGAAGCCACGGTCAAGAGCTCGAACAAGAATCGCGACTCTGACGCCAGGGACAAGAAGAAGAAGCACACGGACCTCCACGGGTCCACCGCTCGCACGAAGAAGAAGGGCAAGGACGGCGGCGGTAAGAGCCGGACCAAGGGCAAAGGCGGAGACGGTGAGCCACCTCTCAGCGAATCTGAGGAACTGGCCCTATTCAACGAATTCAAGGTGAAAGACTAATGGCTGACGACCAACGAACGAATACGGTCCATGCGACATACGACGAACATGTCACACAGCCCAATGAAGTCGTCACTCGTTGTCCTTACCCAGGTTGTAACACGATTCTTTTCAAGGGAATCCTCGGTTCCGGTACCAACACTGAAGTAATGTGCCGTCACTGCAAAAAGTTCATTCGTTTCCAAGTTACATAGATCTCACAAACGCAATAGCAAGACTGTTAGCCAGAACGCCTCTGAGTGTCCGAGCACGGTGCCGAACAACACAAGGAGGCCGTTATGGCTACCAACTACAACACGACTGGCGATCTCAGTCAACGTACCGCGGTCTTTGCCGCAAAGCGTCTGTTGAAGCGTGCCCAGGAAGTTATGATCCTGGAACGATTCGGGCAGAAAGACCCTCAACCGCAGAACAAGGGCAAGGTTCGCGTCTATCGTCGCTACCATTCGCTCGCAGCTCTGCCGGCACTCGCACCCCTGGCCGAAGGCGTTACGCCCGCCGCCAAAAAGCTCAAGTACACCGATGTTTCCGTTACCCTGGAAACGTATGGTGATCTCGTTGAGCTGACTCGCGAACTCAAACTGTACCACGAGGATCCGGTCTTCCAGGAGACCTTCAACATCCTCGGTGAGCAGCAGGCTGAAGTCGTCGAGCTCATTCGCTGGAACGCCCTGAAGGGTGGTACCAATGTCTTCTACGCCAACAACGTTGCGTCCCGCGCAGCAGTTGACTCCCCGGCCAAGCTGTCCGACCTGAAGCGCATGGAACGTGCCTTCATGAAGAACCGCGCCAAGAAGATCACTCGCATCATCGCCGCATCGGCCATGGTCTCCACTGAGCCGATTCGTGAAGCGTTCATCCTGTTGGGTCACACCGACGCGAAGGCCGACCTCGAAAATCTGCCTGGTTGGGTTCCTGTTGCGAATTACAGCTCCGCAATGAAGGCCATGCCGAACGAAGTTGGTTCGATTGGTGACTTCCGCGTCATGCTGTCCTCGCTCTTCGATGCCTGGGAAACCTCCGGTGCTTCGAGCACTAACTGGCTCAGTGGTGGCGAAGAAGTCTCCAGTGCAGCCCAGGCCGACGTTTACCCGTTGATTGCCCTGGCGCGTGATGCCTACGCCATCGTCCCCCTCCAGGGTCATGGTGCAACCAAACCCGTTGTTCTCCAGCCGAAGCCCGCCCCCGGTGATCCTATGGGTCGTCTTGGCAGCGCAAGCTGGACCGCAGATCAGGCTTGCTTGATCCTCACCCAAACCTTCATCGGTCGGTTGGAAGTCGCTGCAAGCGCCATCCCGCCCACCAGTGAATAGTAAAAGGAGATTCTGAAAAATGGCACTACGTCAAGAAGCAGGAATCTTTGTTGGAACCGCTGCTGACCTCTACGTCGGCCTTGGTTTTGTTCCCGACTGGGTGAAGATCCGGACGATCAAAGCCACCGCTGAGAAGGCAATCGAATGGAATCGCAACATGCGCTCCATCGAAGCTTTCGGCGGTATCGAAATCGACGAAGCCGGTGTCACGACTCCGCAGGCTCTCGGCGACGGCGTTGGCGAATACCTCGGTGGTGAAGAGATTACCTCTGCATCCACCAGCCGTATCGCCCGTCCCGCTGACGAAGACATGCGCGACAAGGGCACTGGCGATGTTGTCAGTCAGTTCACCCTGGACACCCCCGCAAACCGTACCGGCCATTTCAATGCTGGCGTCAATACCACTTTGGTAGGCGTTGGCTCGATGGTCACGGTTGGTTCTGAGGCCGCTTCCCGCAGCGAAAACGCTGTCATCTTGGCTATCACCAATGATGGCGACGCCGCTGATGAAGTGACCCTCAGTAAGGCACTGTCCAGTGGTCAGGTACAAGCCCTCACAGGCAAGTACGACCTGGTAGGCGTCACGGCCGGCACTATCACGAAGGCTGGGTTCTCCCTGGCTGACGATAGTTCCGTCAATCAGAGCGGCGAGCCCGTCGCTTTCGAAGCTGGTACCTACAACTAGATTCGTCATGCTGGTCCGGTGCCTACCTTTTACGGGGTAGGTGCCGGTTTAGTTCCCACCTCTCCAACGGCCAAGAGTCTACAGCACAAATAGGAGCGAACGACCATGCCAAGACCGAAACGCAAACCGGCGGATAAGGCGACTGAAAAAGCAGCCCCTTTCAAGACCGAAGAAAAAGCAGCATCGACACCAACTCAACCAGAACTGACAGCGGCCGACGAAACCGCCGAAGTTGAACTCAGCCCGGCCGAGCAAGAGCTTGCCAAGCTGAAAATCCAGATCGCCAAAGAGCGTGCAGAGTTCAAGGCCGACATCAAAGCCGCTGAGAAGCGCGCCGCCGCTGACGACCGGAACATTGACTTCGCAGACCGGCCCCCGGTTGGCACTTACTGGTATTACGAAGTCACGTTC